CCCGGGAGGGTGGTTGTGGACTCGTTCCGCCGTGTACTTCGTACCGCCGACAGAAACGAACACAACCACCTCCCCGGGAGGGTTTTAGCTGGAGACCTATCATGACGGCTTCATACACCAAGACTACTCGCCAGCCGATCGGCCCCGGCGGTGCATACGTGGAATACCACGAATCGCACCAAGGGGGTGATACGCCGGCGAGTGAACGTGCACGAGGTATCCTCAGAGAGAATACCTACGTCGCAACGTACTCTACTGTATGGAATGGACCGGTGTCGCAGTATCTTTCTGCGGCATCGCCCAACTACCAGTCGGAGATGATAGGGATTGGAGCATCGTTCCCGCTTGTCGTCGCGCCGCAGCCGTCTAATATTAAGGCGTATGCGAATCTGCTTGAGAAATACAAACAGAGCGACTTCAATCTAGCGGTTACCGTTGCAGAGTCTCGCGAGTCCTGGCATATGATCTCTGATCGTATGTTTAGTGTCGCGAATGCCGCACGGCAGGTTAAGAGAGGCAATCTGAAGGGCGCCCTTAGGGCACTCGGCAGTTCCCGGAATCCCTCGCGCCGGGCTCAACGTAAGTTGAACTCGGGCGACGCTTCCGGGGCCTTCCTTGAACTGCAGTATGGCTGGGTGCCGCTGCTGAATGATATTTATTCAGCAGCCGAGTTGGTTAATAAACCGCGCGTTTCGACTCCGTCTATTCGTACGTCTGATCGCACTGATGCTCCCCTACCACTGGTAGGGAGTAGTTATCAGCAGTATCAGCCCTACGTTTGGCAGACTCAAGGCGAGCGTGTTATCTACCACATATGCCGCCTTTCTACCACCGAAGTTTCAATGGCAGAAAGAATGGGGCTGTACGACCCGCTAACGATCCTTTGGGAACTTGTTCCCTATAGTTTCGTTGTAGATTGGTTCGCCCCAATTGGCGATCTCATTGCTGCGAATCAAGCCATATACACGCTCCCAGTGGGAACGTATATAAGAACTGATGTGCAACGATGGACTGCTGGCATAACTCTCCCAGTTGGAGTCCAGACTAACTTGCCGTATTTTCCTGGTAGGAAGACGTCAAGCACTGGGCTTTACTGGAAGAAGCGCACCGAAATGACTCGTAATATCTACCCGTCCCTGCCTAACCAGATCTACACAGGCCACGGACCCAAGCAACATGTTGTAAGCTTGGATCTGAGTCTGCAGAGAGCTGCTAATGCAGGGGCCTTGCTTCACCAGGGTTTGCGTTCCCTGATGAAGAGTAGATAGCTCCAGCTTGGTTTTTGAGTACCCGACAATTCGTCGGAACCGTTTGGCTACCGGTTTGTAGTCCACCTTTGGAGATGTCAAATGGCCGCAATTGCGCCCATCGTAGTTAACGACGGAAAAGCAACCCCAGTTGCCCACACCTTTCAACCCGTTGCAACGAATCCACCTACTTACCGTGAAAACGGCAATGCGGCGGTTCCGATCATCGGGGAGAATGAGGTTCTTCTGAACCTCAAGCGTGGTTCTGGTTCCGTCCAAAAGGCTGTCGTCACGCTGCGCGTGCCCGTCCTGGAAACCCAGTCCGGCTCGTCGTCCGAGGGCTACACTGCCCCACCGAAGGTTGCCTACTATTTGCAGGCAAACATCGAGCTGTTCCTCCATGACCGCACCACGGGCGACCAACGGAAGGATCTTCGCGTTCTCGCGTCGAACCTCCTGAAGGATGCCCAGGTTGTAGCCATGATTGATCGGCTCGAGCATGCTTATTAATTAAGCGTGTCCGGGGACGTTTCTTCTCAGCGCCCGTAAGGGCATCAAGAGTAGATAGACATGATAAAAGGTAGGACTGCGGCTTTGCCGCGTTTTGATGCTCCTTTCTCTTTCGAGAAGAGCATGCATATCCTTAATCATATCACGAGCGAGCTTTGGAGTCGTGCTTATGGAATGGAAGAAAACTGCCGCAGTATTGGTAGCTGCAGTGATCTGCCTAGTATTGGGTATACCAATCCCCTTTACTCTGTAGATCACCTTCGCTGCCAACGGCAAATCCACGCATTTTTCTCGAAAAATGCTTCCATACCCCTCGGGATTGACACCCGAGGGGTGGCCGTCGCAAAGTTCTTTGAGTCAGAAGTGACTTGCCGGGAGACGAATCGTCGCTTTCGCATGAGATCGAAGCCTGAGGGCCTCGACGTCGGATTCCTATATAGGGTCCAACGGAAAATTTCTCAAGTGTTAGGCGATGTGCCGTCCCTCGACGAGCTCTCTTTCGGCTTTGGGCCAGGGGCTAATGTCGGGATCTCGCGTAAAACGAGCGTCCGGCGGAAGCTTTCCGCCGACCCAACTGTAACCGCTGGTGCTTGGAAGTATGTTCCATACTTACAAACTCAGTTCCCGTTGTGGACTTCCCTTGATAGGGCTGTTATCACAGATTATGGGAAGCTGGCCACGGTTCCGAAGAATGCTACGACAGATCGTTGTATTATGGTTGAACCAGTGATCAACACCTTTCTTCAGAAGGGTGTCGGCCTCTGTATTCGGGATCGGCTCAAGAAGGCTGGAATAAACCTTCGTGACCAATCCCGTAACCAGTACTTAGCCCGCGTCGGATCCATTGACGGATCCTTTGCGACGCTTGATCTGGCGTCAGCATCTGACACCATCTCGCGAGAGCTGGTGGCGGATCTCCTGCCGTACCCATGGTGGGCCCTCTTAGAGGACCTACGTACTCCGGCGATACTGCATGAAGGTCGAAAGACCATCCTGCAGAAATTTTCGTCTATGGGTAACGGTTTCACATTCGAGTTGGAGTCGCTGATATTCTTCGCAATCGCTCGCTGTGCCTGTGATACAGGCACCGTTAGCGTTTACGGAGATGATATCATCGTCCCAACCGAGTATGCACACGATGTTGTATCTAAACTCGAGATGTGCGGTTTTACAGTTAACACTGAAAAGTCGTTTATCTCGGGTCCCTTTCGGGAATCGTGTGGAGGAGATTACTTCGAGGGTTCCGATATCCGACCCGTCTATGTAACCGGTTTGCTCTCGATAAGAGAGTTATTCCGTTTACATAACTTCTTCTATAGAAGAGGGGAAAGCGGGTTGGCGTCGGTGCTGATCGATTATATCCCACGTAAGTCCCGTCACTTTGGCCCTGATGGGTTCGGTGATGGACATCTACTGGGAGACCACGCTCGGGTCCGGCCGAAAGACCGTTCCTGGAGTGGTTATCGATTCAGATCGTACTGTGCTCTACCTTTAATCTTCAAGGATGAACTCCCTGGAGATTTCGCTGCTTTTATTTACTTCCTAAACGGGGCTGGCCCGACGCGCGATATTGAAAAATATTCGTCGTGGGACCAGTACCTGCATGGAGTAGATATGGCAGTGAGCGAGGCTATGTATTCCGAAAGGAATATAAATCCTCGCTATCGGTTAGATTACATGTACACCCG